CCATTGAGATTGATGGTGGCTATCATTTCACACAAGCACAACAGAAAAAAGACAAAGCACGAGCAGCAGCTTTGCGCCGACTCGGTATTCATGTCTACCGAATGCGAGCAGCCGATGCATATAAGCCTAGCGCAATCATCGCAAAGCTGAAATATTACGCGTATCGTCAAAATAATACAAAATAGCTTTCATTATGTAAATAGTATATCTTTCTGTTTACAGATTTTGCACGTTATTAACGAATTTATGTTATATCTGTTAACAAATGACCGCGAAGTCTGAAAATTTTTCCGCCAATTGTGAAAATATCTAGTATTATAGTTAAAACGGCTGTTTCGTAATGTGAAAATGTCTAGTATTTCCGTTAAAATTGCAACAACCGCCAAAAATTACAACATTTGAATACAAAAAACCATACAAATTAACACGCGCAATTTGGCCTTTGTTTCTTGTTTTGCGTTTACGTAACTATCTGAAAATTAAAAAATTAATCAACAAAAAATAAAAGAAAAACCACACACGAGCACGAAGTGCGAGCGATACAAGCAATTGTGAAAAAGTCTAGTATTTTTTTCGCCATTTTTGTGTTATATATAATTTAATATATAATATTATAATATATATATACTAGATACTAACTGTATAGTAACTATAAGCAATCCGCATTTTTAAAAAATTATATTTTCAAAAAGTGTTCACAACTTTGTTGATAACTTTGTTAGACGCGATGCAAACTTTTTTCTACTTTCATTCGTTTTTTTTGATTTTGGTTTGTATATTTGCGGCAAATTCAATTTTTCAGTAAAAAAACAGTGCAAAACAGATGAAAAACAAAGTATTAGCAGCAATCAAACCTTTATTGGCCGATAAAGGGTTGAAAACTGAAGAACTCAAGAACCTTGCAGATGTAGTTATCCGCGAAAAGGGTCTAACTGATGAGAGCACAGATGAGCAGATAAGCAATGCCATAGGCGATGGCAGTGTTTTAAAGCAAATCGCAGCTATCATACAACAAGCAGCCTCAAGCGCTGACACAGCAGCAGCAGCACGTGTCGCAAAGAAGTACGAAGGTTGGATAAATCCGAACGAGCCGCAACCGCAGCCGAAACCAACACCCGCACCGACACCGGCACCGCAGCCGAAAGATGCGCACGATGAGCAAATCGCAAAACTCATTGAGCAAATCTCAAAGCAGCAAGAGCAAATTAATACACTCAACGCAGCAGCAGATGAGCGCATCAAAGAAATCGAGGCAGCACGTTTGCAATCTCTGTTAGCAGCAGATGAGCGCATCAAGAAAATGCCATCGTGGTTTGCTGAACGTTACAAACTTGATAAAGAAGAAAACTTGGAAAGCGTAGCGGCGAAAGCTGAAAGCGAATGGGCGCAAGCTAAACAAGAACTCTACAAGCGTGACGATTTTGCAGCACCACCAACGGGCGGCGCATTTGGCGGCGGCTCAGGCTCGCAACAAGACGGTGTATTTGCTTTCTTAAAACAAGTCGGCGATTACAACAAAGCGCAAGCACAAGCAGCAGCTAATAAGTAAAGCACACTGAATTTGTACTCTAAAATCGTTTCTAAGCGATTTTCAGCGCAAAGATGTGCAATTTACTAGCCAAAGCAAAAAAGAGCGTGAAAACGCAGCAAAAATGGTATTTTACTAATATCTGAACTTGCTATAAAATTCTAATGCGCTTAAATCTGCAATCACAACACTTGTTGTCTTGCACGCGAAAAACTACACAACATAGCGTTAAGCATTAAAACCTACGCACTACGCTTGCAACAGAGGTCGCAAAACAAGTGTGTAGGGGTATATTAGAAACTACAAAATTAGAATTAGGAAATGTTTTACAAAGACACTACTCAAAGTGCGATTAAAGAGGCCAATTGGGATGAAAAGTCACTTGTAGCACGTCAAGGCGGCTATTCGTTGATTAATTCTAATCTTCCTGCCGGCACTCGCGAAATCGCAAAAGGCACACCAATCAGCATTAGCGCTGACGGTGCGCAAATCATCAAAACTGCGAAAGTTTACGAGGCAGCAGCAAAAGCAGCTACTAGCGTTAAAATCGAAAAAGGCTCACTCGTAGCAGTCGGCGATACTATTGCCGGTGTTAAAGTATCAGCCGTTGAAGTTGGTGGCGCTTACGACACTCTCACCGTTGAGGCACTTTCGGCTGCACTCAAAGTCGGCGATGTTATCAACGCTGAAATTTCAGGCACCGCAGCACTCGTTGTTGCAACTGTTGCAAATCTCGGCACACCTGACTTGGCCGCAACTCTCGCAGTTTATGAAATCGAAGAAGGCTCACTGCCTTATCCTATCAACGACACAATCAAAGCTGCACTCGGCGCTTTGCACGTGTTTAAAATCTAATCACGAAAGGAGGAGTATTTAGACAATGGCAACATCATCACTCATTCAAGCACTGATGAATGTACCTAATGCTTTCGGTACTTTCATTGGCCAAAACATGGTAGCATCTACCTATGTTGCAGAATACAAAAACGAAGGTGTAGAAGTTGAATACACTGCGCAAAAAGTTTATTCAGAAGTTATCGCTGAATATCTTGCAGCAGCAGTCGGTTCAGTTGTTGCAGCTAATGCAGCTAAACCTACACATGAACTACCTACTGCCGGTGAACTTTCAGGCCGCATTACTCGCATGGCTGACGAGTGGCAACTTTCTAATGATAAGTTAGAGCAATACTACTATCTTGAGGGTCGCTACAATGCTCGCTTTGCCGGTGTTGCATCAGAACAAGCACAAGCAGAGGCAGCTAAACTCGCTAAATTCTTGTTTGATCCGTTTGAAAAAGCAGTTATCGCACCGCACAAACGCCTTGACTTGCTTTATTTCGAAGGTTTGTTTAACGGCACCCAAACTGTTAGCCGCTCAAACAATCCGAAATCGTCAGCTTCATTTACTTATCCTATCGGCGCACACACTGCCGGCGTTAAAGCACTTTGGAGCGATGAAAAAAATGCTGACCCGCTGACCGATATTGAAAACGAAGTAAACCGTCTTGCATCGAAAGGCAAAACTGTTCGCGTTATCCGCATGAGCAAACGCACTTTCCGCTTGATGTGTGCAGCAGAAAAATTTAAAGCTGCATTTACTCAAACCGGACAAAAGCAACGTGTACAAGGCAACGGCATTATCGGCATTGACGCTGTAAACGAGTATTTCAGCACATCACTTTTGCCTGAAATCCAAATTGACAAAGACCGCTTTATCACTTTGGCTGATGGCAGTACTACTAACATGACAATTGACAATCGTGTAGTATTTGTGACCGGTGACAAACTCGCAGTAATCAAAGCCTCTGATCCGCTCGAAGTCGTTGACCCGCAACCTAACAAAGTTTACGCTCAATACGACGGCAACCTTGTAGGTTTTTGGCGCGACACTAACGGTCGTTTCATTGATTACGAAATGTACGGTATTCCCGTATTCGTAGGCCAGAACAATTTCTCTATCCTTAAAACAGACAGCGTATCAGAATAGAGCAAATTCACAAGCGATAACAGATGTAACAGTGATAAATACAAATAAGGCAGAAAGATGAAAGTAATTGACGCAGTGCTCGGCCTGATTGAGCCGTTTGAATTTTCTGATGCAGCGATTGAAGTTGCGCTCGCACAATCAGCAGTACAACTCGCAGCCGATGAAGTAATGAGCGGTGAGCCGTACACAACCGAAAATATGCAAGTGTGCACACTCGCAGCAATGCGATTGCTTTGGCAAGGTGCTACACTGTCATCTGAAAGCCTTGCCGGTGTTTCTCACTCATACAACGCTGACAACGTAAAAAGGCGCATCAAGTCGCTAGCTGCTGCCGGCGGCTTGTCGCCTTTCCTTGTGCTATCAGACGAAGATGAGCCAACTGTGCGCTATGTGCCGGTTATGTAAAGCAAAGCCAATTAACAAGCGAAACAATGCGATTTGAAGATAAAATATTCAGAGTTGCAATAGTGACAGAGCAAGATGCCAACCTTAACGCTGTGCAAAAGACGGTTGAGGAATATGTCGGCAATTGCGTTGTTACTACGAATAAACGCTCACAGCAATGCGTGGGCGAAGATGGCAAAAGCTACACATACTCGCTACAAGTCACAGTGCATCGGCCTCGCATCAGGCTCAAAGTTGGCGAAAGTGTGCGCATCGTCACTCGCGATGGCTCACTTGACACAACGTTAGCTATTGTTGCAGTGCAACCCGTAAAGCAATATTTACAAATATGGCTCTGATAGGATGCAAGGCAGCCGGCTTTGATAAAATGCGCGCGCGCTTAGAACGCATAATGCAACAACAAAACACAGATGAGCCAAATGCAGCTATTATCGAAGTGCTGCGCGGCGAATGTAACGCGTTGATAGCTGATGCAAGAGTGCAAGGCGCATACACTGATAGAACAGGCAACTTGCGCTCATCAATCGGTTGCAGCATTTACTTTAACGGTCGGCTCGTTGAGCAGCTAACAGATGAGCAAGGCACTACACAAGGTCGGCAAAATGCACTCGCAGCACTCTCGCAGTATGCTAGTGCACACCCCGACAAAGTTACATCGCACGGATATACTTTAATGCTTGTAGCGGGCATGAATTACGGTCGTTACGTTGAGGCAAAAGGTTATAACGTGCTATCGCTTACAATCGCGCATGGCGAAACTGATATGGCAGCAATACGCGCAAAAATCAAATCACTAGTTTAGCGCACTCGCAGTTTATCAATGCGCATAATTAACACTA